GTCTGCAACAGCTTGTGCAAATCCTTTCGCCCATAACGCTACCCTTTCATCGTTCATAATAAAGGGTTCAGCCTCTAACAGCGCGCCGTACAAGTAGATGTCTGGGTTATCAGTCAGCATCTGTTCAGTAGTATTGGACGCAGAAAGAGCGGTGATCTTCTTATAGAAGAGCATCTCCATCGTCAACACAGAGCCAGGGATTGGACCCAGTTGAATCTCATTGGCTATGATGGTGTAGAACTGCGGGGTTCCGCCAGTGCTGCCGCCCCACAACCTGTCGTATATCTCGGGAGAGACATACTGAAGCGGGGTTATTGGGGATGTGTTAAGCTGAAAATTACGCATCTGAACATAGCCAGTAGGAAGATTGTAGTTCCTCTGGGCGGCTACAGTAGATGCCGTATACTTGGATTCCATCATCCGCAGACGTAGAACCCTGTTCATACGGGCTTCACCCAGAGCGATGAACTCTGGTATCCTGTCCGTAAGGTCGTCCCTGTCTAACCAGTTTGCTACGGCGGTCTTTAACTCGTCGTAGGTTCCAATAGCCATTATCTGGACAGTTCAGTAATGTAGACTGTTGCTGTGCCCGTCCCAGTAATTGCCGCACACTTATCTGAACCATTTACTCGGAACAAATATGGGGTGTCCGCTACAATGTATGTAGAAGTTGTTGCAGCAGTGGGCGATGCGCCAAAATCAACGAAACAGGCAGCAGTTGCGGTCACCATAATTGTCTGTATTTGGGGCGCAAATGCAGACGTTGCGGTTGAGCCACTAATAGTAGTCGCGCTTAATGTGTGGGTTGTCTCTTGAGGTCTAAAAATGTTACTTAGGTCAATCATATCTTTTACCTTATAGGTTGGTTGGGGCTACTTTGAAATACTTGTAATCGGGGTCGTTAAGGTAAGCGGCCAAAAGTTTAGTGTCCTTCTCTATTGCGCCGTTCGTATCTTTCACCCACTTCTCCCACACGGTAATGGGAATAGAAGCGGCGTGATGCCATTCCCCTCTCTTGCCAAGAGAGAGTTTATCTCCGTATTCGTTATACTTCTCCTTATTCTCATCAAGAACAGGAGTGACGTTCTGCGTAGTTTTGAAATTAAACGAGTCATCGCCCGAATCAAACTGTATTTCAGTGCGGCGAACACTATCGTTATCAATAATATGTTTAGACATATCCCATGTTCCCTACTTTTGGTGCGCCGTCTGCCGGGTCAGCATCTATGTACGCCTTTCTCAACCAACCCGCAGCGTCAGTAGGCTCCTTTGGTTTAGAGGGTTTAGAAACCGACTTTTTCCCTTTTATCATCTTAGAGGCAATGTCTTTTATCTCTTTATCAGTAGTATCCATATCGAACTGTCCAATTTTTAGTGTGTTTACCACCCCCATCAACTCCGAATGTTAGGAGAGCGGATTCTTCTGGGATATAGATGTCTATACCTATACCCTTTGCAAAACCAATCATATACTCAGTGTTGGGTCTTTGATAACCGAACTCATCATCACCAGCCATGTCAACCCCCCAGATACCGATACGATCTACTTTTTCCAGTATAGCCAAACCAAGCATATAGGATATAGACGAGTTAAAATAATCGCCTATAACAGCAATAACATCTTCAATAGGGTAGGCCGTAGCATTGGGGATTTCTGGATAGGCTTCCTGCATGTATAGAGGAACATCAATCTCTTCACGCATCCTTCTTTCTAGTAGGGGTTTTACCTCTCTTATAAAAGACAGGGGGTGTATCTCAAACGCCCTGTCGAGGTAAGGATAACTTTCATTATCTTGTACTAGCCCCCATGTTTCCCAATCAGGGTCTTCAAATGGAGCCTGATCGTGAGTAGAGGGGGCCAGCCCTACAATTGCAACTTGCATAAGTTGGGGGTGAGTTTCCCCACCCCCTTCCTTATTAACTTACTGACGCAAGAATGCCGCTTGCTTTTTCGTTTTTAGAAACGAGGCCGTACTCACCAAGAAGCATCTGCTTGGTGGAGTCGCCTGTCTTTGCCATATTGACAGTCTGGAAAGGCCGGAGCCATGAAACGCCCCAGTAGTCCATGTCTAAAAAGAAAATATTTGCAGCAACTGAGCCGGGTCCGTCAGCGGCTAAGTTTCGATCTGGGACAATCTTGAAAGTCCCGAAATCGGAAACATAGACATCAACAGCCGCAATAGCTGTAGCGCCACCCTTGCCAGAGACTTGGTTCCGAGGCGGAATACCAAACGCTGTCGAACCTGAACCAACCGAAGCTAATCCTGAGATCGTCTGCTTTACAGTAGACGGAACTAGCATCATATCTGGCTGGCCACCAGCATCATAGCATTCCTTGATGGTTGCTTTGATGTTGGCTTCTGAAGCAGCAGCAGTAGACGTATTGTTTACCATCAAAGTAGTACCAAGATCACCGGCAGAAGCCGAACCACCAGAACCACCCGCAACATGGGATGTATTCAGCCATGTTGGGACACCAGCAGTTGCTCTAGCTGTGGTAGCGTTACCTGCAACCCGTATAGTATTTGAGGTGAGCATGACTTCCATGTCTCTTTTCATGCGTTTGCCTAGTTTAGCTAACATGTAGGCTTGATGTTTGCCGTGACCTGCGTAATCGACTGCATCGTCGGTTCCTGAAGTCTGAGCAATGTAACGACTTATCTGAGTGTAGTTACCAAGTCGCGTTGGAAGTACCCTTGCCGTAGCGTCAGGTGAATCATCGCCTTCTAAATGACGATTAGCTGCACCTGCCGTTATGGTATCGACTTGCCATTCAAAGAAAGTGTTGTCAGCACTCATTTTCGAGCAACCCGAAAGAAAGGGTGTATCCATTGGAGCGATATTATATATCACGTCAGACAAGTCTTCACGAATCGCCACCGATCCATAGACCAGCGACGTATTTGTAGCGATTGCCATTTGTTCTCTCCCTTAGAGGTTTAAGATGTCCTCCAACGCTGCGGCAGCGTCATCGACGTGGCCGGTTTGTCGGAGACGTTTCATTGTTTTAGTACGAGTGCTTTTCTTCTCATCATCTTTGCGAGCACCTTTTCCCGACCTCACAACTCTAGGCTTGTTCTTCAGCTTCTTCGACTTAACATCTGACGAATTTAGCTGGTCGTAAAGCATAGCTTTTCTGAGTACGATTAACGAGCGATGGTCAACCAAGCTAGAAATCTCCTGATCGGCAAATCCCTGGTCTTTAGCATAGGACCGTAACCCCAAACCAATCTCACGCTGCTTTTCTGGATCACCCCATTCAGGTAACGCATCAACCATAAGCTGGTGCTCCCTTTCTAAGGTCTGAGAGTGCAATTGCTGGGAATCTTGGGATTGCTTTTTCTGTACTTCCTCTTGTTGACGCTGCATACCTTGGATACGCTCTTGTATCTCTCGGTATTCCTCGCGTTTCGTAACATACTCAATCGGGTTGGTCTCTCGCAAACTGTCCCAATCAACATCTACAAACTGGTCAAAATGTTGACCGGAGTTATCAATGATGTTTTGAAGGGTTTGCATGTACTCTTGTCGTTCATTCCGAATCTGATTCATCTCAGCCGCATACTTCTGTGAAACGGCCTCAGCTTCCTTCCGTTGTTCGGAAATCTCTTGCGTTTTTCGCGTATAATCTGACTGTCTTGAATATCCCTTCATAAGCTCATCGAGGGTTACTTCCTGCTCTTCACCATTTACGGTGACAGCGTAAAGAAGGTCCTCTTCTTCTTCTGATGGGCCGTCAGCGCCTTCTTCCTCCTCTTCGGATTCTTCAGGCTCCTCTTCCAATGATTCGTCTTCCTCTTCAGGTTGAGACTCTTCCTCTTCCGTAGGCTGTTCTTCTTCAGTTTCTGGGGTTTCCTTTTCAGGTTCCATCATCTTCAAAAGAGAGTTTTGCGCTTCTTCTAAACTACCTTCTAGCGCATTCACATTAGGTACTTCTGTTTGCGGGGCTTCTTGCGTATCCGCCATGTCAAATTCTCCTTAAATAAATGGGTGTTGCTCAGACATCATCTTGTCCATGCGCCCAGTTTCCACTATGGACGATATATGGCCATGAATCCTGTCGAGCAGTCTCATTGCAAGCCAGATAGACTCCCTGGCTTCAAGCTCTGTCGAACCACTAGCATTCCAGCGGTTCATTAAATCTGTTTTCAACACATCGAAAGACTCAATAAACAGCTTGTCTTCCAATAATCTTTTTGCGTGAGTTTCTCTTAGTTCGTCGCTCATGTATCTCCTATGGCCACCGGTCGTTTCTGCTCACGCTCAAGCTGAAGTTCCGCCATCTTCAATTGAGCATTTACCTGCGCTTCAGCAGCCTCCATTTGGAGCTTCTGTTGCTTTATCTGAGTTTCAGCTATCTTCACATCCAGCTCTCCCTTCTTCAGCTGTAACTCTGCCTGCTTCATCTCCTCGTCAGGATTGCCCTTCTGAGGGGCCTGCTGTGGATCAGTCAGGAAGTCCTGTACATTCTGAAAGCCCATGTTCTTTATGAGTGCGGCTCCCATGTTGTACAGATTCTGTTCTGTCACGATGTTCAGCCCTCCAGACATTGCCTGAGTAGCAAACTGCATCATTGTGGTCAAGTGCATCAGCTGCTGATCACGGTTACCGTGCCCAAGGCCAACTGATACCGAGCAATCCATTTTGTCTCGCCACATATCGGGACGTACCGGGACCCACTCGTTGTTAAGCATGACTACTCTCTGTTTGTCCTGGTTCTTCTGCACCAGCTCGTAAATAACGTTCATCAGTTCCTTAACACCGGTCTCTGCAAAATTACGAGCAATGAGCTCAACCCTTGCCTGAGCAGCTGTCATTACCTGCGCTACAGCCGTAGCCGTAGTATGGCTTTTCAGAGCATCTGCGTTTAGCCCTTGCGTGCTGCTGCTTACCCCGGATCTCTGCTCTCTTATACTGTCCAGATACTGGAGCATCTGGAATGAGTAGTTTTGAAGTGGGGGAGTGGCCAGAGGCATTACGGCATTGGGAGACTTCACTCTGACCACCCCTCCCGGACGTTGTGTCAGAAGGTCGTCTAGGTTCGCTTGGCCTTCGAGGACAGCGTACCTGCCAAAGTTCTGGTTGTACATGTTATCCATGAGATTACGCATCAACGTGGACTTAATCAATTGAAGATCCATAGTGAGGTCTGCAACCGACAAGCCAAAGAACTTGTGCGGGATCTTTATAGGCGTTAAGGATACGAACGGTACACTGTCAACCTCTTCATTGGCGAGAACCTTGCTGCCTACCAGGCAAACCTTCCTGAGCTCTGCAATGCCGTCCCCGTCGTAGTCTACGCGTATGAATGCTTCATGTAGCCAATACTCCCGCATCGAATCGTCTGTTCCGTAGAGCTCCTCCTGCCCAAAACCCATGTAACCAGATTCATCATATCTGTAACGAGCCTGGTTCTCTGCGCTGTAATCAAGTTCTCCGTAAGTGCCGCCAGTCAGATCCTCTGGATCTATGTCTCCGTACATCTCCCTTAATTCGGTTAAGGTCTTCTTTACCCTGTGACAGACGAACCTGGAGTCCTGGATAGTCTTAGACATCCTTGCTATGAGGAATTCATCCGGGGGTACATTCTCTACATGCACCCTGCCCAGGCTCATATCTCTTGTTATGACAACGTGGTGGCCTTCGTTAGACCCTTCACCATAAGTACCGTCAGACTCCATACCAGGAGAAGTGTGCTCTAAAACCTCTACTCTGGGGTCAGTCACAAGGGCTTGTAACTCCATCTCATCAAGACCCTTGTATTCCTCCCTGTTCCATTCCTCTGTTTCGTCCCACCAGACCTTTATAATACCGTTCTTCTGTAGAAGAGCGTCAGTAAACCAGGAGTAGAGAATCTCCCAGCCGGGATTGTCTTTCATAAAGACGTGGTTTATGTAGTCGGTTGCCTGTTTAGCGGATGCTACATCCTCGGGACCTACGGGATTGAAGGTCACCATCTGATCCCCAGAGGCAAATATACGCATCAGAGCGGGTTTTATCCATTCTATGGTGTCCTGCACTGTAGAATCGACGAATTGGGAACGTCCATCAACTTCATTGCCAAAAAGCTCTCCATAGTAGTATTCCATGGCTCTTTCGCGTTGAAGAGACAAATCTCCCCCATACCCAAGAGAATCCGTAATTTCCTGGTCTATTCTGCCGACTAACTCTTCTTCAGTTATCTTTTCTCTTGCCATTAAACTATTCCGTATTCCCTATAGTGTAGGTCCTTAGTCCAGGTTTTATCTTCTCCTGAAACAGCAAAACGCATCGACATTATCGCATAGCGTGTCGCTGACATTAAATCGTCGTTCAGAGGGACTATCTTACCCTCCTTTCTGTGGTACATCCTGAATTCTTCCCACCAATCAGACAAGGTGGCGAAAACATGGAACTTTTCGTCCTCCATCCGCTGTAAGATGAACATAATACCCTCTTCAATGGAGTTTCCACCCTTCTTTTCACCTAGAGCAGGCGGGTTTTCAAAGATGAATGGTAGCATGTTGCATCCCAGGCTCCTATACTGGTCAGCTAGACCAGGATTACCCATAGAATCTCGTCTATTGCCGTCATGGGGCCAAGCAACGGGGATAAAGCTGGGCCTATTCCGTATATTCTGAGCATGAACCGCTGGCGGGGCTTTAGCCTGTCTGTAGCAGTCATAAATGTAATACTCGTCCTCTTCTCTGTCCCAAGCGGCCCAAATACAGGCTGTGGGGTGATCGAACCCGAAATCAATCCCGCATATTCGCGGCCAATGGCTTGGTATCGGAAAAGGATCTATTATGATCTTCTCTTCCATTATAGGAAATACGAGTCCTGAGCCTATAGAAGGACGGCCATAGCGCCTCATTTCACGCTCATGTGGACTGTATGAGGCCAGTATCTGCTCCATAACACCCGGATTTAGGTGCCCGGAGTTGCCTTTCATGCTCCTAACAGACTCTGTAGCGTCATCCCAGGTGGCGTTATCAAGGGATTGGCCGGGTTTCAGGTTGTTCATAAAAGAGGCTACAGTTTCGGTCATCCCATTCTCAGGGGTGAACGTCATGTACACCATGCCCCTTCTATCCAGAGTTCTGGTTACCGCCTGGGAGTATATGTCCCGTGGCGGCTCCTCATCGAGCCAGACGCAGTCTACGGACCTTCCCTGCCACTTCTCCTGCCCCATTTCATAGGCTTTGAAGAATAAAGAAGAGTTCCCCCCACTTACATGACGAATAAGGGCCATGCTTTTAGCGTTAGGGACTCCCGGTTTTCTTTCGGTCTTTATTATGTAGTTTTTCGGTATAGTACCGGAACCAAACGCTTCCGGGTCGTCTGGGGAACCCAAAAGTTCATGCTGAACGATGTCTCTAGTGGTCTCGTTGGAGACTCCTCCAGCCCACGCCGTAATAGGCTGTCTGTACCTTCTTCCTTTCCACCAGTCCGGGTACAGTCCGGTGAGGTGGAACGACATTTCAGCAGAACCGCAATAACTCTTGCCTATACGGTTAGCAGCCATCAGCAATCTCTGATTGGCATACTCTCCTGTATCGTGAAACTTTCTCTGGTAGGGGTAGGGATCGTAGAATTCTATCCGGTTGAAGCGTTCTCTCTTTCGGAGCTCTCTCGCTATCTCAACCGCTTTTTCTAGACCGTCCCTTGTAGCCACTTGCATATATTGCTTTCTCTTGAGTTCGAGCTTTTTTCTTAGTCTTGTGTACTGTACCAGACTTTCCCCATTTCCAACCCCCTTTTACCTTTTTGACAGGCATTATTTCTTCTTCTTTTTGCTCTTGGCTAACGCTTCGTTAGCTTCCTTCATCATTTGAACATACTGCGCTCTTTCTTCTGCACTCTGGAAGCCCCCTACAGAAATTTCAGGACCAAGCAGGCCCTTTGCTTCTAGCTCTTCAGGATCTTTCCAGATCTCCAGAGTCCTTTTGTGTGCCCTAGAGTCCACAGCATCCAACATCTTATGCTCTGGTGTCCCCGTATCCTTGTCCGTAGCAGGAGCCCACTTTAACACATCACGCAAACTCCTGCCAAACTCCCCCTCATCATACTGTAGATAGTGCATGACGTAAGGCATAAGGTCAGGATTTTCCCGTAGGTAGTTCAGGCCACCGTGCCTTAGTTCGTGTAGTAATGTCGTATTGTACGAGCCAGTCCCCTGAACTTTGTCTAGCCGATCTTCATCTCCCATCGTTATCGTCTTATAGTACGGACTCATGTGAGCTCTATTACCAGGATCTACCTTGCTTTCGTCCTCGGTCACCTCGTAGTCCAGTATACCCTGCTCTAGAATAGGGGTAATCTCTGCTCCTCCTACATAAGGCCCTGCTGTGTAGGGATACGGATTCTCCGCTATTAGACCAGCTTGCTGTCCAGCCAGAGCACGCCTTCTTAGCTCTTCCTTAGAGAGGATACGAGCCATCAGTTACTCCCTTTTCGTGCATGGCTTATCATTCGGCTTAGTCGCTTTGAGAACTTCGTTGCAGCATCAGGGTTGTCAAAGGTCATATAATCTCTACGCCTGACAGCTTCTTTATAACCGCTTTTACGAAACTTCCCATCTCTGCCCATCCTTATAGTGGGGAAGAGGATTTCCTTACCATTGTGCTCCACGGAACGAGTTTTGATCGTTTCGTTCTTCTTGGTTGTCGGAGTTTTCGGATTCAATGCCCTTTTCATCCATGAAGGCGGATTCCTGAACTGCCCTGGTATTCTTCCAGCCATCAGTTCAAACGCTCAGGAATCTCGTCAATATCCTCCGATCCAACCAGAGCATCCAGTTCCCTCTTCAATTCATCTGTAGAAGCATGTTCCACATGCGAGATCTTCTGTTCAACCCGCTCTGTGGGCTTCAAACCAGCTCTATCGAGCAAATCCTTGTTCGCAGCCAGCCTGACGGTCTCTGAGGCGGCTTCTTCTGCCAGATTACGCATAGCAGCCAGTGCTATAGGCGCAGCATCCAGGACATTCTTCTCTATCTGCCGTCGTATCTCGTCTGAGAACTGATTCTTCAGTTCATGGCCCTTCTGTTTGGCGGTCTTCTCCGAGTAACCCGCCATAATAGCAGACTTCTTCGCATTGCCTGTAAGGCAGTATGCTTCTATGAATGCTTCCTGTTTTGGTGTTTTCATTGATCAAGCCCTAATACTTTTATCCTCTTTAATACGTCTTCAGCAAAGATAGCGAAATTGCGTGTCCCCTCTCCCGCTGCCCTGGAGCCTGCGTCCAAATACTTCACCCCAGGTATGCCGACTTCTTCCAGTAACCTAGCTGCCTCGTCGTCGCCTATAGCCAGACGGAGCGCCTTGTAGTACGTCCCAGTTTGAACAGGTGCCGTAGAGGAGGACGCTGCCAGCGCCCATGTCTCTGGGCTCTCTTGAGGCCATTTACTTATGTCATAAGGATCAAATTCCTTTAGAACTTTGTTTAACCGCTCCTGTACAGCCGGGAGTTGCTGGTCAAGTCCCTTGTCCAGATCCAGCAGATCAGGGACGACCTCATCTGGTATGTCCAAGCGGTAAACCCCACCCTTTCTAGGGAATTCCAACTTTAGCAGATCATCTGTCCCGTAGCCGGTAACCTGTTTATAGTCCTCGAGCTTCTTGAGCTGCCTCAAGTAGTTTTTCTCCAACTCGGGCCGGTATGACACATCAAATTCATTTTTAGGCTTAAATATCCTGGAGGTTATATCATCCAGGTTGCGCTGCATTTCATCCCCTAAAGCAGTGACAGCATCGGGATTCCCCTCCAGCTGCCCGACCCTCCAGGGCGTGAGCTCCATTTCACCTGCCTCGCTCCGTATAATTCTGGGATGCTGGTCAGACAGTTGGTCGAACATCTCCCTGGCCACTCCATCAGCCTCTGCTACATAGAGGCCCTTACCGTACATGGCGGCACCCTGACCTGTTGCCGCTCCCAGCCTTGGCCTTCCTTCAGGATAGCCCGGTTCGGGTGGCCAGGTATTGGGGGTTCCGTGCGATGTTAAGTGACTTAAAGTACCAGGCTGAACGGGTCGTTTCCTGGCCTGATTCCACCACAACGCTGCTGGTATAGTGGATAAGAGTCCTAAGCCCTTTGTCACACCCGCCTTCACTGCGGCACTTCCAGGCCAGAAGTCTGCTGGCGCAACAGGTGGGCTATCCGGCCTCTCCCCCCCAAGTAACATACCGACTAAAGGATCTGTCTGTCCAGACATCCCCCGGTAGTATTCCGGGCCATAGGTAGATTGCATCTTCCTCTCGTAATTCTCAATCTCAGCGGCCTTGGCTTCCTTTCTCTTACGCTCCTTGCCAGCGGCATATTCCTGGTACTCAGGGACCTCTAAGAGCCCTCTGTAGAAACCACCCCCCGGAAGCATAGTCATTCAGACGCCCTGTATTGCCCGTGGTCGCATTTTTACCCCCCACCCCTAGCCAGGTAGCGTCTTATGTATTCGTACACGTCCTGAGCCATTACCTTGCTTTCCTCTTATTAGCCATATCAGCGTTCTCTTATATAGTAGATGTTACCCCTCCGGTTTGTGGAGACAATATAAAGGGAAAGGTAATTGTAAATGGGGGGTCTAACAGCAACAGCAACAGCATCTAATGTCGCGACAAGTCGCGTCATCTATGGGGCGCGTGAATGCGAATCGTTCGCGTTCGCAGGCGAATAATTTGACGTTCAGCCTGGCAAATTACGTTAAAATTTAAGATTCGCGCCACCGCTGCTCAACCGATCCTGACGCCAGGCGCACGGTCGCCTAAGTTTTTTTGAAGATCCGACGCTTCCAGGAGCTCGAGGAGCTCGAAGATCTGCGGATCCGCACCACCTGGGGAATCCTATCATCTCTCGCTCACCATCTCAGTTCAAACCAGAACGACGCCGTGCGTGTGTCCCGTACCAATATCAGTAGACGCCAACCCGCCGGCATGGTATTCTCTTCACCTGGGAGAGATCCCA